TAGGGCGAGTAAAGGTTTCGACTACATATCGGAGATTATATTAGCAAGTAGTGGTTGGTGGACAGGCCACTTTAAAAGTCTACCAAATGCTGTAACTGGCACAAATCAGTTAGCACTTGCTGCCTGACAAAAAAGGGCAGTAACAGACTGCGATTCCGAATGAGGGTAGGAATCAAAAGTCTGTCGTTAAATCCCTCTGCACTTACAATATCCAACGGGTTGTAGGTTAAGAGAAGTTGGTAAGACTAGAAAAATCTTGTGTGTTCTATATTCTGGTTTAACACATGAATACAATAAACTTGTAGAAGATATTTTTGATGCTATGATAGGACAGGGGTTCGACTCCCCTCTCGTCCATTTAAATTATGAATAGAAAAATTTGTATTTATTGTGGCAAAAGAAAAAATAAAAAGTCTTTTCCTAAACATATTTCACATAAAGATAATCTTGACAGTAGATGTCGTTCTTGTATTAAAAAAAACACTAAAGTTCGTAATAAACTACATAAAAAAGCACCACCAAGACCAATTGATGGATTATGTGAATGTTGTTCTATTCATGTAAAAAAATGGATTTTGGATCACGACCACAGCGACAATAGTTTTAGAGGATGGTTATGTGACAGATGTAATACTGGGCTAGGAAAATTTGATGATAATATTGCTGGGATAATTAATGCTTTACAATATTTACTTATCAGAAGTAAGATTTCTCAAAAAGAATTAAATATTTTTGTGCCTAAAATAATTGACATATTGAACAATCTATTGGCAAGGAAAAACAAGTAGGTGTAATTAATTATAGTCACTTAAAGGGATTATAATAATGAACCTTTATAAAAAATGGATCAGCCATTTAAAAGAAAATCATATGACATATATTGAGCATTTGATCTTTGCTCTATTTTATGGATGTTTTTGTTTATTGGCTGGATTTTTACTCATAGTTCATGCTGTATTGCCTTGTTTTTTTCCTACTGCTGGCAGTGATTTAGTCACTAATTTAAGCAAACGGTTCAAGAATAAAAACTAAATTGTCGATACTTGACAATAGGATCGCTCTGTGATACAACTACAGAAAACACAGGAGAATTTTTGGAATGATCCACGATTTTAATTATGTTTGGGGAATGGTTCGTGATCTTAGGGCTACCAGTAGCACTATTGATAAGCAGGGCATTATTGAGGACTATTGTAATCATAGTAGTGCCGCTGCTAGTTTTACTAAGAATGTTCTGTTGTATACCTATCATCCTTTGTGGCAATATAATGTCACTAGCGATAATCTCAAGAAGAAGAATCATCTTGTAGCCAGAAAGAATGAATACAAAAACTTCTTTGGTCTTCTTGATGCTCTTAAAAGCAGACAGATTACCGGGCACGATGCTATATCTGCTGTTAATAGTTTTATTGAACACTATTCTGAATACGAGGAACTTATCCATTGTATTATTGACAAGGATTTGAAAACCCGTGCTGGCGACAAGATTATCAACAAGGCTATTCCTGACCATATTCCAGAGTTTAGTGTTGCTCTGGCAGATAAGTATAAGCCTAAACTTGTAAGTTGGAAGGACAATTGGTATGTTAGCAGAAAGATTGATGGTGCTAGATGCGTTGCTATTGTTGATAATAGCGGGAATACTACCTTTTATTCCCGTACGGGAAAAGAGTTTGATACTCTTGGTGTTGTTGCTACTGGCATTAAGAATTTGGGCATTGCTAACATAGTTTTTGACGGCGAACTTTGTCTTGTTGATGATGAAGGCAACGAAGATTTTCAGGGGGTGATGAAGCAACTAAAAAAGAAAGATCACACTATTTTTAATCCATCTTTTAAGATTTTTGATATGCTTACGCATGATGAATTTTATAGCAAGATTGGTGAAAAAAATCGTCCTTATTCTATTCGCTATAATAATTTACGAGAAGTTATGAGAGATAATACTTGTACTTGCCTTAGTGTGCTTGGTCAAGAACTCATTAAAGATGATGACCACTTTCAAGATTGGGTTAAAAAGGCTGCTAATTATGGCTGGGAAGGAGTTATGCTTCGTGCTGACGAACCATATAAAGGAAAGCGAAGCAAAGACCTGCTCAAAGTTAAAAAGTTTTTTGATGATGAGTATGAAGTTGTAGACGTTGAAATGGGGCCATTTCGTTATGTTTGGAATGGCAAGGAACATGAAGAAACTATGCTTTCTTGTGTAATGATTGAGCATAAAGAACATATTGTTAGAGTTGGTAGTGGTTTTACTATTGAGCAGCGTCAAGAGTTTTTTCAAGACCCTAGTAAGATTCTTGGAAAGATTATTACGGTTCAATATTTTGAAGAAACTAAAAATCAAGACGGCGGGATTAGCCTGCGATTTCCAACTTTTAAAATTTTACATGGATCACATAGAGATGTTTAATGCTACAAATATTTCGATCTAAATATGAACACATAGAACGTTTTCAGATATATGGAGAAAGACATTCTGGTACAAATTTTTTAGAAAAAACCATTAAAACAGTATTCAATCTTCCTATGACCAGTTTTTTTGGTCATAAACATTGGATGGGTTTTGCCAAACCAGAACGAATAGCCTATGAAAGACACACTTTATTTTTAGGTATTATAAGAAATCCGTATGATTGGCTGCTTGCATTATATGATCTGCCTCATCATATACCTCATCATAATAGATATAATATAGAAGGATTTTTATTAAATGAACATTATTCTATAGACTATAATGCAGACACTGAGATATTACATGATAGAAACTTTATGACCTTAGAAAAAAGAAGATATAGAAATATTTTTGAGTTAAGAAAAACTAAACTAATTTATTTAAACGAAATTTTGCCAGAACTAGCATCTAACTATGTTTTTGTATCTTATGAGAATTTTTTAGCAGATCATAATAAAATTGTGAATATTATATCATCAAGATTTAATCTTACTAAATACAATAATGCTCCAGCACCAAAACCTATCTTCCACAGAGGTTTTCCAGGCGAAAATATTAAAAACATAATGACTAATAATATTTGCTGGGATATAGAAAAAATGGTTGGATACGCACCTAGATAGGCTAAACAATCGCTCTTGACAAACCGATACCAGTAGTGTAGAATCGTAGCATACACGCTTTTGGAGGAAAACTATGATTGTTGAGAATACTGTTATCCCAATTCAGAATAATGTTATGGACAAGAGTAAGGCTGATATTTTCTTTGAAACTTTTCCGCGAGACAAGGTGGTTTCTTACAAGGAATATTGGGAAAGTGTTCGTCCTCAAAATGTTGAGGATATTTTTCGTCGCTATCTTTTTGCATATTGTTCAGTTCATACTACATGGAAGGGCAATTGTGCTGGCTACAATGCTATCAAAAATTTTAATGAATGGATTGATGATAAGGAAACTCTACTGAATAAACTTCATAAGAGTGGTGTTGGACTTCACAATAATCGTACCAATTATATTTGGGATTTTAGTGAAAAGTTTTGGGCCAATCCTAAAGACTTTTATTTTACTACTAAGAAGGGTCATATTAAGAAGCGTGATTCTATTGTAAATAAGATCAATGGCATCGGTCTTGCCAAAGTTAGTTTTGCTCTTGAAATGATTCATCCCAATGAGGCACGAGCATTGTGTTTGGATGTTCATATGCTTCGGCTTTACGACATGGAACATCTGAAGTACAATAAGAGTAAGAGCGGATCAATCATTTATAAAAAGGCTGAACGACACTGGATGGTTAATTGTGGAAAAAACAAGATTCCATCCTATATTGCTCGCTCTATTTATTGGGATGCTCTGCAAAATAAAGACGATTCTCGTTACTGGTCATACGTTCTTGAGGATTAATTATGTCTAATGGAAAAGGTAGTAGATCAAGACCTAAAACTGTGGACAATGCCACATGGGATCAAAATTGGGAAAAAATTTTTGGAAAGAAGAAGAAAAATTCAAGTGTGGGTGTTGACAAGTCGATAACACAGGATAGAATGAAAGAGTCGATGAGAGATAATCAGTCGCGTGACTGACTCAAATCGACAAATTGGAAATGATTTGGAGGTTGATTATGTCTAATGTAACTACGGTTGATAAGCAGAGTCGTGTTCGTTGTAGTGATGAGCAGTTTCTTGAGGCAGTTTTTTCCAGCAAGACTTATGCTGAGATTGCTTCAAAGACAGGTCAGAAGGTTGCTAGTACAGCGGCACGATATGCTCGTACTAAGGCCGCTCTGGCTAAGAAGGGCATCGAACTTCCTGATATGGAACGTGCGAAGCCCATTAAGACTGTTGATAATGTTGAGGCTATGGCAGAGTTTGTTCGTCGCCTCAAGGCTCATACCCAGGGTTGATTAAAACCAAAAGGTGATCGGCTACAATAGTTTAAATGTTTGAGGCACACAAAGATTCAACCTCAAATCATGTATTGTTGTAGTCGGTCACTATTATGGGAGTGTAGTCCAAAGGCAGAGACAAAGGACTTAAAATCCTTCAAGTGTGGGTTCGACTCCCACCACTCCTACTTTTTATTTTTAGCACGATAATTATCAGTTAAAGCATGACAGTTAGGACAAAGTAAGTCAAAATACAGAGAATAGATTATGAATGAAATTTCAAACCCATTAGACTATTTAATCCAATGTTGTGAAATAGCGATCACCACTGGTAAATGGAAGTTAAATAAATTTACTATTCTTAATGCAAAAGATGAGTTACAAAGATTAAGACAGTTAAAAACAGAATTAGCACAAGATGTTTTTTATGCTAACCAAAATAGCGTAGAAGACAATAATCGCTGGTTAAGTTGTGAAAAAGAATTAGTGTCATTGAAAGAAAAAATTAATTTAATTTTCAGTAAGCCTGTTGCTTATGGATTAATCAACGACAGGCACGATCTATACAATTTAACTTTGCACTATAATAGATTCCTAGATAAAGATGATAAATTAATACCTTTGTACTCTAATAGAGAAGAATTTTTAAACAAGGATTGGAACAATGGCAAGTCAACCAAATAGATTTTTCCATGGTTTTTGTGCAAATGTAGGTAATTTACGATCACATTTTTCTAAATTTATTATTGAAACTGCTCATGATATTACAGACTATGAAGGTGGAACAATTTTGGAAACAGTTTCTAAAATGGAAGACTATTATTTTAATGACGAAAGAATCGGTGAGCCATATTATTTAATTCATGGTTGTTTAAAACCAGATTTCAAACAAAACGTAAAGTTTATTGCAGCATTTGAGAGTTTGAAGCAGGCTATAGATCTAGTTGAACATCTTACGGGAAATGAAGTTATAGAAACTGAAGTTCCAGTATACAAATGAAATATGTAATTAAATCAAGCCTCATAAGCGAGGGCGGCAGTGTAGAATTTTATCCTATACATAATTCTAAAAATTTAGGATTCAAACAATTCTCGTGCAAAAAAGAAGCGAATTATGCTTATCAAAAGCAAAAATTATTGTCATCCCTTGGTTTGGCTCCAAAAGTAATAGGAAAAGTCTGTAAACTAAATGTAGATTTAGGTTACTATAAGGATAAAACTAATTGGGGTTTTATAACTGAAAAAGCAAAAGTTTTAACACAACGGACGTTTGGGAAAAAAATTCAAGAAATACAGAATTTAGTTGATAATATTCAACAAAAAACAAAGTTAAATTTTTGGGACTGCCATTATTATAATCTTGGATATATTAAAAGAAAAAATAAGGTCAAATTAGTTTGTATTGATACTGGAAAAGAAAGTTTTAGTTCATTATGTAATGCTTGGGGAAATGCAAATCCTGGGCCAAAATGTAACTATTGTAACAGATATCAGTGTGATTGTTCATACGAATAATGGTGTATCCTTAAAATAAAGGAGAATATGCTGATGTCTAAAGAGCACGATAATTTAAACATAAAAGATATATCTGAAATTAAAAGCTCGCTTGCTATGATAGAATCAAAAATTGATACTATAGAAATAGTATTAAATCAATTATTTGAACTAATAAACAATATTACAATATTTATTGATGATGCTGAAGATATAGCCGATTCGGACTTGGAAGATGAAGAAGATTGGACTCCTTATGATGAAAGAAATTTTGCGTATAACGATAATGACGAAGAAGATTTGGGTGGAGATAGTTATTGGAGTTCTCATGAGGATGATAGTTGATGGCTAGTTTAGCACTATTGGTGAGTTTAATGTTGTTATTTGTTGCTTTGCTAGGGCCAGCAACTTGGTTATTAAGTAAATCAGTTTATATTCCAAGATTTATCATATGGATTATGGGATTAGCCAGTATAGTAATAGGAATTTATTGGTTTTTTCTTCCGGTAAATGTTCTACGATTTTTTGGACTCCTTACAGCATATTTAGGATGGGTTGCCATACAATCTAAAGAAACGTGAGTTGACAAGCCGATAACGTATGGTATGATGGAAGCATCACAGGAACGATTCACAGGATTTGGAGAATAAAAATGAAGTTGGCAGATCGTGTTATTGAAACGCATAGTGCTGGTGTTCGTAGCGAATCTGGTTTCACCATCGCTCAAACTAGTAAAATGTTTAAGATCCTTTCGGACTCTCTTTATTCCGATAAGGTTATGGCAGTTATTCGTGAACTGTCTACTAACGCTTATGACTCTCATATTAGTGCAGGAAATAAAAATCCTTTTAAGGTAGTCCTGCCCAATTCGGCTAATCCGAACTTTATTGTTCGTGATTATGGTACTGGTCTTAGTCAGACCGATATGGAGAACCTGTATACAACTTATGGTGCATCTAACAAGAACGATAGTAATGATTTTGTTGGCTGTCTTGGTCTAGGTTCTAAGAGTCCTTTTGCATATAGCAAGAGTTTTACTACCAGTTCTTATTTTGACGGCAAGAAGTATACTTACGTTGCTGCTATTGACGATAGTGGTGTTCCTACCCTGAATCTTTTTAGTGTCAGCGATACTTCTGAGCCTAATGGTCTTGAGATTAGTTTTGCTGTTAAGCAGCATGACTTTAGTGAATTTACTCAGAAGGCTATTCGTATCTTCCATTATTTTAAGATGAAGCCTATTATTGAGGGTGGTGTTGGTGTTTACAACTACAACACCAATATGCTCAAGGATCATTCTTATAGCAATAAGATTGTTGTAATTAATGGTGACGGGTGGCGAGTTTGCCGCCTTAATCCTAATAACAATATGTTTCCTAATAGTTATCACAAGGTCGATAGTGGCGTAATTGCTATTATGGGAAATATCGCCTATCCTGTTCAAACTAATCAGATTGTTGGCGAACAAAAGGCTGAAGTTAATGAGAACATTCAGCGATGGAATCGCACGTTTGCTAAGGCAGATATTGACTCTTGGAAGAGTTTTGTGACAGAGATTCTTAATCAGGGTCTTTATCTGGAACTTGATTTTGGCATTGGCGAACTAGAGATGGATGTTTCCCGCGAAGGTTTGCAGTACACCAAGAATGTAATTAAGGCTTTGCGTGAAAAGACTCAGGATATTTATCTTGAGATGAAAGACGAATTTAGTAAGAAAATTCAAGAAGCAAAAACGAAGATTGAGGCAATCACTTCATATTATACTATGAATGATCTTGCTGGTGGCTGGGGTGTTGGTGCATCATGGACTGACTCTAAGGGCAAGAAGCATACCATTAATAGTGGCGAAGATATCGAGTACAAGATGTCTGCTGGTAAGGCACTGTACGTTTTTAACTATCGTACATCTGGCTATCGTTCTCGTCGCATGGTTTATCTTACAGACAAGATTCATCATGCTACTCTTACCGGAAAGACTGATTACTACTATTACAATAGTCAGCGTAAAACCGGCCAATTGACTTTCTTTGTTTGTGATGTTAAGAGTGAAGAAACCGCCAAGAAGATTGTTACTCGTTATTGTAACGAGAAGGATTGCTTTGCATATTTGATGATCGACACTAAGGATTTGTCAAAGTCTGATGAAGGTTTTGATCAATTGATTACTGATGTTGGTGGTCATAACATTCTCAAAGTCAGCGACTATAAGGATCTGATTAAGAGTAACACTCCTCGTAAGAGTGGCAATAAGGGCTCCAAGGGAAGTGTCAGCGATCAAGATGTATTCTTTGTTGCTGGTGAATCTAAGGATTCTGGCAAACTGAGTATCGAATATAATGATGCTTTGAGTCTGCGAACTCTTACTAGTGATGAACTTGATGAGTTTACAGATAGTGAGGATATTATTTATGTCCCAATATTGCGTTATGCTAGTACCTCTGGTTTTCCAGCCGTTGAACATATTCGTAGCCTTTTCCAGAGCGATATCCTGAAAGAATTGTTTGGAGAGGTAAAGATTTATGCTATCAAGAATAATTTTGTATCTAAACTAAAGGACGAAGGATATAACCTTATCGACTTTAATGTTTGGTTCAAGGATATTCTGCGAAATGAGATCAAAACTTATTTCAATGATACTAACGAATATAATGCTGTTGTAGAATTTTACAAGAAAGAGTATGCTGATCGTAGGGAAAAAGAAGATAACTACTATTATCGTAGCGGTAGTCTAATTGATCAATTTTGTTGTCATATGCTTAGTATTTTTGGTCTTGAGTATAAGAACTACATCAAAAATACTGAACTTGTGAACATTATTGACAGTTATTTGGTGATGGAATTCTTTGCTGATACTATGCACAGAGGAACTTATGATCTAAAGAGATTTTCTCAGACTGATTATTTTTCTCATATTGATAGTTTGCTTGACAATCTTGGTATCAATAGTCTTGATAGCAAGGACTTGAAGAAGAAGAATGTTCAATATAACGGGCTGGTTAACAAGATCAGAAATGCCCTCTATTCTGAAGATGATACTGCCCAAGAATATCTTGATCTATTTAAGAGCAGCGTAAAGTCAAGCAATAAAAAGTTTGCAAAGTCATCGGAACTGAGGAAAATTCTTAAAGCGGAGGTTGACAAGAACCCGATGCTGAAGTATATTATGGGAAGCAACCAGATAAACGGCAACCTGAGAGATTTAGATAGCACCAAGAATCCTATTCGACAGTTTGCTGATAATTATTATGGTTATGGCGACCGAAACAATCTTTGGATTGAGAAGATGGATAAGGATAGTGTTGAATTGTTCAAGATTCAATTGAGTAGTCTGATTAAATAAATTTCACAGGTAACTTAGGAGATATAATTATGGCTGTCCCGTTTCTTTTTGTTGATGGTAATTTGACTCTTGTTCTTAACAATAAGAGTTATCAGGTTCTTCCAGATCATATTAATTATCGTATGATTCTGGAGCAGTTGCCCACTGCCACAGAGGAAGAACTGCTGGAAATTGTTGATATTCAAAAGGCTGTTGCGTCTTTTAGTGATGGTCTTGTTGAGATCAAGGAAGGCAAGGTTCTTTATGATGGTGAAGAAGTTCACGGTAGTATTAGCAAGCGTATTCTAGAGTTTATGAGCAAGGGTCTGCCTTTTCAGCCGCTTGTTAATTTCCTGAATAATCTTATGACAAATCCTAGTATGCAGAGTCAGCAAGAACTTTATGACTTTCTTGAGCATGAGTATCTGCCCATTACTGAGGATGGTTATTTCCTTGCCTATAAGGCAGTGAGGAATGATTTTAAGGATAAGTATCGTGGCACATTTGACAACAGCGTTGGCAAGGTTGTTGAAATGCGACGAGCAAAGGTTGACGACAATCGTAGTCGTGGTTGTTCTGATGGGCTCCATGCTGGTGCATTGAATTATGTTGCTAGTTATGGAAGTGTTGATGCTGGTGATAAGATTGTTATCGTTAAGATTAATCCTCGTGATGTTGTGAGTGTTCCTACTGATTGTAATTGTGAGAAACTTCGTACTTGCCGATATGAAGTAGTCGGAGAGTATCAAGGCGAACTTCTCAAGCCTCTTTATGATGCTAGTCTGGAGGATGGTGTTGTCGATAATTATGACGATGAGGATGATTATGACAATGATTATGACTGGGGTTGGAACGACGATGAAGAGGATATTGACGATGAATACTATGCGGATGAGGATGAAGAAGAAGATAATTTTATGGACGGTTATAACCGATAAATAAATTTATGTGGAGTCTGGAGACTAAGATCATAGCCTCTGGTTGATAAACTCAACAAACGCTATGTGAGAG